CTTGACATTCCCTCTAAAATTAGCTATAGTGAAAACATAATCAAGCAATGGAGTTTTTATGACAGGTATCACTACTTCTGACAAGCGTAAGTCAAAGCGTAGCCGTAGCAAGAAGTTTGAAAATCTCGTGGGCCCGACTGACCCCAATATCGATGCTCAGGCTCGTGAGCGCCTAATTACTGCTCGTATTGGTCTTCTCCTTAAGCATTCGTTCTTTGGTAATCTTGCTACTCGCTTGACGCTTACCAACGCTGATGAATGGCTTACTACTGCTGCAACCGACGGTCGTCGTTTCTATTACAACAGCCGCTTCGTTATGATGCTTAAGCAGAAGGAAGTTGAATTCCTCGTTGGTCACGAAGTTCTCCATGTCGTTTACGATCACCTAGGTCGTCGTATTGATCGTGATCCTGAAATTTGGAACATCGCAAACGACTATGCGGTCAACTCTGACCTCAAGAAGCACAAAGTCGGTGAAATGATTACTACGGTTCCTTGCTTGTACGAAAAGAAGTATGAGAACTGGGCTTCGGAAGACATTTACGAAGACCTTATGAAGAATGTTCAGTACATTTCGATTGATGACCTTTTGGATCAGATGCTTGACGATCACCTTGACGGTGATGGTGACGAAAGCGAAGACGGTGACGGTAACGAGAACCGTAAGGGTAAGGGTCGTCCTAAGCTGTCTGATGCTGAAAAGGAAGAAATCCGTCAGGAGATGAAGCAAGCTATTCTGAATGCTGCACAGCAGTCAGAAGCTGGTTCAATGCCCGCAGGTGTTGAGCGTCTTATCAAGCAAATGACTGATCCTGTCATGCCCTGGCGCGAACTCATCCAAACTAATCTGACCTCTGCTATCAAGTCTGATTACACTTGGATGCGTCCTTCTCGTCGTTCGTGGCACATGGATGCTATCATGCCCGGTATGAATCCTGGCGAAGAAATCGACGTTGATATCTATATCGACATGTCTGGTTCTATCAGCAACAAGCAGGGTATGCAGTTCCTTAGCGAAGTCGCTGGCATGATGGAAGCGTTTGATGGTTACAATCTCCGTGTAACTTGCTTTGATACTAAGTGCTACAACACTCAGGAATTCTCTAGCGAGAACATGGAGCGTATTGAAGAATACGAATTGCACGGTGGTGGTGGTACCGATTTTGACAGCATCTTTGATGACCTCAAGGAAGCTGGTCGTGTTCCCAATCGCTTGATTGTCTTCACTGACGGTTATCCTTGCGGTAGCTGGGGCGATGCTGATTACTGTGATACGACTTGGATCATTCACGGTGACCCGAACCCCAATCCCCCGTTCGGTGTATATGCAATTTACGATGACCACAAGAAGTAATACGATAGCAAGCGTGGGGGCTACTATATATGAGTCCCCGGATGGTGGAAAGACGATCTACGCAAGAGAGCGTGGATCGTCTGACCGCGTTTTAATTCGCACAGATGATGCAGTAGAGGAAACTAAAAAGCTTCTTAATAGACAAAAACGTTTAATGAAAATAGTTGAACTGGCAAAGACAGTTCCTGCATTAGCAGAGCAATTGGATAAGTTAGAAACGATATATTTGTTGGTAAAAAATGAAAACGATTGAAGATATCAACCTACACACATGGTTTGTGCACCGAGAATTGAATTTTTCTCCTAGTCACTTTGTAGTCTCTAAAACACCCATAACTGATGAATCTAAGATTTGGATTCAGGAGAAATTGTCCGGTAGATATGCTATGGGTGGGATAGAAAATTCTTTTCTAGAGTACGCTCCCTCATTTGAAGACCCTAAGGAAGCGATGATTTATGAGCTTACATGGGGCTAGGGCCACTAGCGTTTGGATAGATGATTTTGGATTTGAGCCTGCGGCTAAACGCATAGCTACACTCACTAGAGAAAGCAAAATCTTTGGTGAAACATTACACTACGCTAATCCAATCATGTATTCGTTTGCTGAATTGGAGGAAATGGCTACGTGGTGCTATAAAACCTTTGGTGCTGCTGGCTATAATCCATGTAATATGCAAACTGTTTGGGATTATCAGTATGATCCTGACTATATCTTTTGGTTTGGCGAAGAGAAGCATTTGATGATGTTCATCTTGCGATGGTCATGACCACTGTAAGGGTCGGTGCTAGTATGGCAAAAAGCCCGATGGAGATAATAGATTGGCTTGATGCTAATGTAGGTAAATCCAATCGCAGAAACTCTACTGGTATTGTGGGTACAGAGTATATTGGACAAAACTGGTCTGCTGTTTGGAAACAATATGGAGCTGGGTGGTTCATGGATGTGAGATTCAATGACCCAAAACACGCCGCATTCTTCACCCTACGCTGGAAATAAAAATATTCTCCAATCAATTTAGCAATTAAATACTATTGCGAATTTACAAGGAGAACGCAAATGGCTTTTACAAGACACGTAGGGAAGCACGGTGATCGCAAGGTAGCGATTGTATTCCGTGAAGTACCCGGCGAGCCACATATGTGTTTAGTAGTATATACAGAACTATTGAACAGAACTGTACACGACCCGCTAGTAAAATGTATTGAAAGTGATATTGGTCAGAACAGTACGAATTTAGCGGATGCATTAAACCGCAGTTATACCACAGATGGTATCATCATTCTACAAAAGCTTCACGCTGAAGGTCAGCTTAAGAAGGTTCAAACTGAACTTATCGTTATGACCCCAGCACCCGGAACACAGATTAAGCTTAGTGAACTAAACACTATCCTTGACGAAATGGAAAAGGGCGAAGCCGCAGTTAAGAAGCTTGCTGACATGGATAATCAAATGGGTATGCAAGACCCAATGCAAGTTGCTAAGCGTATGCGCGGTGACATGATTACTGAATCAGCTACGGTACCGCCCGCCCAACCATTAATGGCATCAGGCGATGCATTAGGAGATGACTCTATTGCTAACAATCTTCGTCAACAAGCAATGAGAATGTCAGCAGAAGCAAAGGGTCTACTCGTAGAAGCAGATAGACTATTGCAAGAAGCAAATGGTTTAGATCCAGTTAGCCAACCCACTGTGAAAGCAGCAACAAAAACTAAAGGCAGGCCGAAAAAGGTTCTGGTAAAAGCATAAGGTGTTAGTTAATGTCCCCTGAATTTATCGAAAAGTGGGAAAGATTACTTGAAGACGTTGACAAACAGAAAATTCCAGTTGAGTTTATTAAGAAAATTATATTAAAGTTAGTAGGAAGAAAACAGCATACTATTAATATACAACGATTGATGGAACGAGGACTTGACCCCGAAGATATTGAAGATACAATAAGCACTAAACTTATGGAACTAGACGAATCAGTAATAGGAATAGAATTTATTTTAGATGTGGAAAGTATTGCAGAAATAGTACAACCTGAAACTGATAGAATATTGAATGGACTATGAAATTAATATTAGCATGTGACCCTAATGGGGGCATAGGCTATCAAAACAAATTGCCCTGGAATAATATCCAGGGTGATTTGCCAAGATTCAAGCGTCTTACTAGCGGTAAATGTGTAGTTATGGGACGTAATACTTGGGATAGTCTACCAAAGAAACCATTACCCAACAGACTCAATTTTGTCGTATCTTCTAGACCACTGGAAGCGGAACATCACAATGTAATTCGTGTGTCGAACACAAAATTCTATTCTCCAAAAAATGTAGAAGTTTGGATAATCGGCGGCTCGAAACTAATTGAAAGCTGTTGGGAAAACATTGACGAAATTCACTTGACTAAAGTATATGACCATTATACTTGCGATACCTTCATAGATTTGCTATATGTAGAACATAACTATGTACGGACTTATAGCGAGATATTTCCTGACCATGCATATGAGATTTGGAAAAGAAAATGAAACAGTATCACGATTTATTAGAAGACATACTAAATAATGGCGAAGTCAAAGATGACCGAACCGGTGTTGGAACTATCAGCGTCTTTGGCCGTCAATTGCGATTTGACTTGGCAGCGGGTTTTCCTGCTGTAACAACTAAGAAATTAGCATGGAAATCGGTAGTTAGTGAACTATTGTGGTTTATAGAAGGGAGCGGAGATGAGAGAAGACTTGCAGAGATTTTATACGGATCCAGAGATACTGAACGTAGTACGATATGGACAGGAAACGCTCAAGCAGCTTATTGGACCCCAAAAGCGAAATACGACGGGGATTTGGGCCGAGTATATGGTGTACAGTGGAGAGACTGGCGAGGAGTTGACCAACTCTCAAATCTAGTTGAGGGTATCAAGAAGGACCCTAATGGTCGTAGACATATTCTTACGGCATGGAATGTAGACGAACTTGATCAGATGGCATTGCCTCCCTGTCACGTTCTCGCACAGTTTTATGTTAGCAACGGTAAACTAAGCTGCCACATGTATCAGCGTAGCGTTGATGTATTCCTCGGTCTCCCCTTCAACATTGCTAGCTATGCATTGCTTACTCATATGATTGCACAAGTATGTGACCTAAAGGTAGGTGAACTTATCATTTCAACTGGTGACACACATATCTATAGCAATCATGTAGAGCAGGTTAAAGAGCAGCTTTCACGAGAAGAATACCCACTACCTGCACTTTTTCTTAATCCTGAGATAAAAAACATTGACAAATTCTCAATAGATGATATACTGTTATTTGACTATCAGAGTCATGGTACTATTAAGGCTGATATGGCAGTATGAAAACAATCGTTGCTCACCGCTTCAACGTCGGAGATGTTGAAGATCCTGATATCTATGCTGCCGAACCTCTTTGGGAATGGCAGAATAGTGAAGCAGGTAAGTGGGCAATGGAAAACTGTGCTGAGATTCCCAGTTGGCACCGAGAATCATCATATTATGGATATAGTTACCACGTAAGAATTACTCTAACCTCTAAGCAACTCGTATATTGGAAATTGAAGTATGACTAAAGAACAGCAACACTTGCAGATTATTAATGATATGTGCTTAACTTTTCGGCACGATTATGGAATTACAATCAGTGAAGACGATAGAATGTATACACTTAATTCAGGAATGACAGAGTTGGAACGAAAGGGATTTTTCAATACCATGGCACAGGTTTTTGATCACCATGTTGCTCCTATTTTAAAAGAGCGTGATGGTTTGATTAACGGTGACATGGTCCCTCTACCTAAAAGTGAACAACAAGCCAAAGCTATGATTCTATTAGCAGAACATTATTTGAACAACAGATGAATATTCTAGTAACAGGTGGTTTGGGCTTCATTGGGCATAATGTAGTAGCTAAGTTAGAAGACTTAGGTCATGATGTTCTTATCATCGATAATATGACTGATTACGGCATCATCCCAGAAGATGAAATGAACTATCTTTTTAAAGAGCGGATTAAGAAGATTTATTCAGTTTGTCATCCGTATGATATTGAAAATCGTATTCCAATTGACCGGACTTTTGATAGTTTTAATCCCGACATTGTTATTCACTTAGCAAGTTTCCCCCGCCAAAAAGTAGTAAACAGCAACCCGTCATTCGGAGCCCGAGTAATGATGGAGGGCCTGTTGAATCTTTGCGAAGCTTCAAAACGCAACAATATTGAGAAGTTTGTATATGTCAGTAGTAGCATGGTCTATGGTGACTTTACTGATGATGTTACAGAGGATGCTGAGTGTAAGCCTCAGGGCATGTACGGTATTATGAAATTAGCTGGCGAATGGCTAGTGAAGGATTATCATGATAGAGGGGCGTTTGACTATACTATCATTCGTCCCAGTGCAGTGTACGGCCCCTGTGATGTAGAAAACCGAGTTGTGTCAAAGTTTCTTCTAGCAGCATTACGTGATGAAACTATTATAGTAAATGGACTAGCAGAAAAATTAGACTTTTCGTGTGTTGACGATGTAGCTGATGGCATCGTAGCGGCTACATTGTCTCACGATACTGCTAACAAGTGCTATAACGTCACGAGAGGAGCTTCTAGGACACTGTTAGAAGCAGCCGAGCTAGCAGTTAAGCTTGCTGGTAAAGGCACAATTGAAGTCAGAGATAAGGATACTGCTTTCCCGAGCAGGGGAGCATTGAACATTGATGCTGCTAAAAAAGATTTCAACTTTAATCCTAAGGTTGACATAGAAGAAGGATTTAAAGCTTACTATGAGTGGTTATCTAATTCCGCATTTTGGTCTAAAAAGACAATACGATAACCTCCAAGATGAGTTGCTAGATGCAACCCATGACGCCTTAAAGGAAGGGGTGCTGATTAATGGCCCCTATACCGCCGCACTAGAATCATGGCTATGTAATTACACGGGTTGTAAGTTTGCTACAGTCACGCACAGTGGAACTCATGCGCTAGAGTTTATCGCTGGGTATCATTACGATCTTAGTTTTTTAGCAGGGGAAGAAGAACCACCGCGGATCCGCATTCCAAACTTAACTTTTCCTGCTACGTTAAATGCATTTGTTAGTACAGGATGGGACGTTGAACTAGTTGATACTGATAGTAATGGATTGATTAAGTTTGATGATGACTATGAAGATGGTTTTAACAGCTACACCTGCTTTGTAGGATTATATGGTGCTAGTCCAAATCGCAACTTTTACTCTAACACAATTGTAGATGGCGCGCAACACTGGTTATCAGTAAACCAACATCAAATTGGTGATGCTATGGCTATCAGTTTTGACCCTACTAAGAACTTACCGAGTAGCGGCAACGGCGGCGCAATCGTAACAAATGACCAATCGCTATACGATTGGGTAAATGTTATGAAGAACAATGGCAAGTTTGAACATTACTATCCTGGCACTAACAGTAAGATGAGTGAATTAGAGTGTGCCCATCTATTAGTTAGGTCCAAATATATTGATAGATGGCAAAATCGTAGAGAAAAAATACGAAATTACTATTTGGATAGATTTGAGGGTTTACCATTTAGGTGTCTCAGTGAACCGTTTGACAAACATGCTGATCAAAAGTTTGTTATCTATACGCCGGAACGAGGTGACCTATACTCGTATTTAGAGAATAACAAGATTGAAGCTAGGGTACACTATAGTCAGGCATTAAGCGAGTTGCCAATTGCTAAGGATATTATCAAGAAGCCGGACATGCTTAGTACTAGTATAGCATTGTCTAGGGGCGTACTGAGTCTTCCTATCTACCCTGAACTTTCTGACAGTGAAATAGAAGCCGTTGCAGACGCCGTTTGTAAGTTTTTTGATAAATAAATGTGTTATGTCAATATTCTGGATTCTTACTTTTGTACCGACTTTTGTATTTAACCTAGCCCTCATTGTTGGGGTAGTTGGGTTACTAGTTTCTGTTGTCGCAGGAAGAGTCCCATTCATATCTCAATATAAACTACCTATTCAACTCCTTGCATTAGCCCTTACTATTGTAGCCGTTTTCTTTCAAGGCGCTCTAGCCTATAAGCATAGTGTTGCGCTTGAAGTAGCTGAGTTAAAGCTTAAATTACAAAAAGCAGAAACAAAATCAGTAGAAACTAATGTAGAAATCGTAGAGAAAATTGTTACGGATACGCAAGTCATCCGTGAGAAAGGTAAGACGATTACTGAATATGTTGACAGAGAGATTGTCAAGTATGACAATTTCTGTGAACTCCCAACAGAAGTAATCAACGCACACAATATGGCGGCAACACTTAATCTTAATGAGGGTACTCCTGAGGGAGAACCTAAGTGAAGAAATTATTAATTCTTCCCCTTTTAGTATTGTCTGGTTGTGCGGTTCACGTTGAACCCGTAACTGCTAAGTTTCCAGAAGCTCCTGCTACATTATTACAGAAATGCGAAGCTCTCAAAGAAGTTGCTAAAGACGCTTCACTTAGCGACTTTACCAAAGTAGTAGTAGAAAACTATATTCTATATCACGAATGCAGCCGTAAAGTTGAAGGTTGGCACGAGTGGTATACCAAACAAAAAGCTATATTTGAAGAAGCTACCAAATAACAAATCGGTAACTATCGTGATAAATACTCTATAATCACGGAAGGTTGATATGGCTACACAAGAAATCATTAACATTGGTACACTACCTAACGATGGCGAAGGCGATCCGTTAAGAGTAGCGTTTGGCAAGATCAATAATAACTTCGCTAACCTTTTCCCTACCGCAGTAAACACAAGTAGCTCCTACTCAGTAGGCACTACTCCCGGGCAGCTTATTTTTGAAACTCCCGCTAATACTTTTACAATGGGTCAACTTTTTGTGTACGCTGCTGATGCCGAAGGTAATAGTAGCCAATCAATGCAACTTAATGCACAAATCAATCAGGCATTAGATGATGCAAAGTTTAGTGCAGTAGGTACCTCGGTATTTGGAAGTGCATTGACAACTTATAGTATGCAGGTTTCTGGTGGCAATGTTCAACTACTAGCTGATCCTTTAGAAGATGCTACTATTTTTCACTTCATCGGATCTCAACTACTTTGGATTGGTGCAAACGTCCCTGGCTTATTAATGGGAATCGATGGATATGTAGACTCAGTAATGTCTACTGAAAACGATTTGAACGTATCAACCGAGCAAGCATTTTAATGAGAGCATACGAATTCATAACAGAATCCGTTACTGATGGATTAAGTGTTGCATCCTATGCACTACCTAATACCTTTGTTATTCCTGAATTGAAGAATAATGATTTCTATGAATTGTATAGATTCGGAGTAGCAATTGCAGATGTTCGTGGAACGAACGGCCCCGATGATGGTGTTCAAAATGAGTTCAAGAACGATTTTACAGCGGAAACTACATGGGGCGAGAATCAAGTAGTATCTTCTGAATTTGATGCTGATATTGGGCAAATCATTGATCAGGCATTAGCAAAAGTAGGAAAGCGCGGTAAACAATCAGTAAGTACGCCGGGCAGCGATGAGATTCCAAACACCGGAACACAATCAACTCTTAAGCCCTTTAAGGGATATAAGCGATGAGAGCGCACGAGTTCATTAGTGAATCTAAAGGAAAGCCTTCTAACCGACAACAGCAGTCTACTGTTGGGCTAAACCTGTTTGCAATAAGCCAATACGACCGCACTTATGATTTAAACAGAGTAATGATGGCTGTTGCCTCAACCGACGGTAAAACTGTTCCTGATTTAAGTAGCGAGAGCTGGGTAGGTAAAAATAACACCGCTCACCCATATACTACAGTAGAACAAGATATGTTAAAAATGGCATACAAAGCAGCTGGCGTTCCATTTAAAGATTTGAACAAGGGTGATTTAGATAGCGAAGAACTAGATTCTACACAAGACCAAAGCCCAATAAAGCCTTTCAAGGGGTATAAGAAATGAGGGCTAGTGAGTTCGTAAACGAGTCTAGCAAGATTAGACAAGGTGCAAAACATGCTCTTCCTGGTTTAACAATCAATAAGGGTTTAGATAATAATAATAATCCCTATCTTGCATATAGATTTGGTGTAGCTCTTGCTGCTGCACCTCGCGGCGATATGGAACCAAATAATGAAATCGGTAGCAACTTTACTATGATTGATTACACTGATGCTGGTGCAGAAATTCGTAAACATGCAGAAAAGGTAATGGGTCAACCTTCCTCAAAGAAAACTAGTAGTGATTCATGCGAATTAGATAGCGTGAACAAAACTAGTCCGGTTGCTACTAGACCAAAAGATCACAGAAAAAAATAATTACTATCAAATCACCGCATAAGTAATTTCATGAACAATTTAATCGACATCAACCAAACCCTCGACCTCATCAAGCTCAAGTTCTATAATGAATGGCTTTACACTGCCCACATCTATGATGAAGGCGATAGCAAGTTTCATCAAACATTGACTAAGCAAGTAGTAGAAACTTATATTGACCCACTCAATTTGCCAAAGGATGCACACATTCTTGATTTAGGAAGTGGCCCAGGCTACTTTCTTGACGAAATGAAAGAGCGTGAGTATACTAATGTGACCGGTGTAACACTGAGTCCCGGCGATGTTGCCATCTGTGAAGGCAAAGGCCATACTATTAAAAAGTATGACTTAAGTTTTTTGCCTCAAGCTGATGGTTACTACGATGAAAGTGTTGACTTCATTTTCTTGCGTCATGCATTAGAGCATAGCCCGTATCCTATCTTTAGTTTGATGGAATACAATCGTGTATTGAAGCAAGGTTCAAAGATTTATATTGAAGTGCCTGCACCCGACGGTGATAGAAAACATGAATTTAATTTGAATCACTATAGCGTTCTTGGACACAATCAACTTGCCGCACTACTCATGCGCTGTGGGTTTGATATTGACCAATTTAATAATCTTGAATTTGATCTTAATGTTCCGAATCCCGAAGACCCTGAAAATCCAACAAAAGCTAAAGAAAAATACTACTGTATTGTCGCTACTAAAGCACGACCCTTAGATATCAAATAAGTAAGATAAATACTCTCATAGAAATGTGAGAGTATTTTTTTATGGCTGAACCAGATCCAAGTAATGTAGCACCCTGGTATCTACGCAATATCAACCAGGCGCTAGAACTCAATGAAGACACTGGCCAGGTATTCGTCCGTACTGGTTTTGTGGGTAACATTATCATTAGCGGGAATGTCAATATTCCAGGCAACGTTGACGCACATGTTTCAGAAATTGGAACAAGCGGGGAACTAACAGTTCCTTGGATGCCCGTCAGTATTGACGGCAATAGTAATGTTACTATATCAGGTGGAAATGTTAACGCAGCAGTAACCGGAAATATTGTAGTAACATCAGGTAATGTCAATGCAAATGTTTCCGGAAATGTTAATGCTAATATTACTGGTGGAAATGTTAATGCCGCCGTTACAGGTACAGTAGCCGTAAGTAGTATA